ATTTCAGTTCCTTGGGCCGGCGGGAAAACGAACAGTTTTGTTTTCCCGCCGGCCCGAGCCTCCAAGGGTTGAGATGGAACAAGCTCGCAATCCGCCCCAGCCAAAACCTCAATTTGTGGGGGCTGGGCTCCGGTCGCCCCACAATATGACGGGCCCTGACCTTGACTTTTTTATCCGGCTTAAGTATTATCAATATCAGGTATATTTAAATTTTCCGCTTCAAGCCGGTTCAAAATAAAACTCAGCGGGAACCGGGGATTAATGAACTGATCCTAACGAAGGCGGTCATCAAAACCAGCCCCACGACTTTCGGGCCGGAGGTATGAAATGACGCCGGTTAAGCTAAAAGCATTTTTTTCCGAAACCCTGGCCTGGCTCTTCTTCAGTCTGATGGCTCTAGCCTTGGCTCTGCCTCTGGCCATGAATCAACACCAGGTCGGTCTGAGTGAGGTTCTTTCCATGGCCTCCAACCAGCCCCTGATTGCGGGAGCGACCAAGGGCTACCCCTCCCCGGCCATCGTGAATCTTAATTTTGAACCCTCACTGGCCCTGGCCCGCCTGACCCCCGATCATGAACTTCTGGATGAACTGAACGATGCCCCCCGGACCCGGCCGCTCTGGAGTTCCGCGGCCAATTATGAAGATATGATTGAACAAACGGCCCTCCAGTACCAGGTCTCACCCATTCTGGTCAAGGCAGTCATCCAGGCCGAATCAAGTTTCAATGCCCAGGCCGTCTCCCAACGCGGGGCGGTGGGCCTGATGCAGGTGATGCCGGCCACCGGCCGTTCGGTGGGCGTTAACAATCTGCGTGACCCCCAATCCAACATCACTGCCGGGGTTAAATATCTGAAAAAATTACTGATACTCTTTAATGATGACGAACGGCTGGCCGTAGCCGCCTATAACTGCGGGCCGGAGGCCATGAAACGCTGGGACAACCAACCCCCCTATAAGGAAACCATCGACTTCGTCGACCGGGTCATGGCCTATTACAATTATCATTTGGATGGCTGATGGCACAAAAACGGCTTTTCAGGGATACCCACAGGAGACCCTCAAGGCTGCGGACAACAGGACTGGCTTTGGGGCTGGTCCTGTTTTTATCGGCCGCTCCAGCCCTGGCTCAGCGCTATTATATGGAACCCCTGAAGGTCAGCCCGGCCCAGCTGATGGAGGCCTATCAGCGGGATTTTCATTCGGCCGACGCCATGTATACCGGCAAACTTCTCCTGGTCACCGGCCGCATCAAGACCATCCGTCCGCCCCAACGTTCCCATTATTATCACTATGACAAGCTCTATGCCTACCTGACCCTGGACACCGGCAACAACCAGCCCCTGGCCGTTTATTTTTGGGACTGGGAGGCCCAGGGCATAAATTTCAACCCCAATATGCGCAATGGGGTCACCATTACCGTCATGGGTTTTTGTCAGGGGGTCACCCCCCAACTGAGCCTGCGGGAGGCCTGTATCTATCCCCGGGGCTGCGGCGGCCCCAAGAAGGACTTTGACGGCCCCTACTACGAACTGCCGCCCTCTCCGCCTGCCCCTCCCCGCCCGCGCCGCCGCTGAGGCGGCCTCACTCAGGCCGCTCGGATGAGTGCTCAATCTCCGACCACAAGATATGGGGTGTCTTTCCATCCAGTCGGCATATTTTGCCCATTATACCATTTCCATCTCAAACAAAGTCGAATAAAAACCGACCAAGCTCAAGCCAGGCGGCAATCCCTCCCAACCACTACATATTGTGGCTGATTCGCTTTCCGGGGGCCTCAGGGGACAACATTTGCGTTATGAGGGTTACCGCCTTCATATTGTATACTTTTTCAGACAAGCCACTACATCTTGTGGTTTGAAGTGAAAACTATCCGCTTGACTTTCGGGCTGGATTGTGGTTAAGTAGCTAACACGGTCATTACAAGATATTGTGATTTTTTGGCCGACAGTCCCAACAAACCAATCTCCGAAAGGGCCTTATGCCACCATTAGAAGGCTTTGCGGCTCAGCCAGGCTGACCGTTAAGCAATTTTTTGTCCCTTTGACCTGTAAATCAAGGGGGAGTGAATAGGTCTGTCCTCAATCACCGAGAGGCCTCTGCCTCATAACGGACCCAAGCATTTGAATATATTTAGTATTACGAACTTACCGACGAATGGGCTTTATCGGTAAGTTCTTGTTTTTAACCATCATTACCAGGAGAAGACATGCGGTTTACCACCATCAGGAAGCGCGACGGACGGACGGACAGCTTTGACGCCACCAAGATCACCCGGGCCATCGCCAAGGCCGGCCAGGCCACCGGCGAATTCGGAGACAACGAGGCTTTTCGCCTGACCATGAAGACCATGGAGCGGGCCGAAATGATGGAGCCCAGCCCGGTCTTGGAAGTGGAAAAGGTTCAGGATATAGTGGAATACGTGCTTCTGGATTCCCCCTGGCGGCGCACGGCCAAGGCCTATATTCTTTATCGCGAACAGCGGGCCCAGATGCGCAGCATCACCGCCAAGGCCCATGTGGAACTGATGGACGGTTATCTGGAACGCCTGGACTGGCGGGTGCGGGAAAACAGCAACATGGGTTTTTCCCTCCAGGGTCTGAACAACTTCATTTCCTCCGACGTCACCTCCGAGTACTGGCTTAATCGAATCTACAGCCCCCGCATTCGCGAGGCCCACAAAAACGGCGACCTGCATCTGCACGATCTCAATCAGCTCTCGGTCTACTGCGTGGGCTGGGATCTGGCCGATCTTTTGAAAGAAGGCTTCAAGGGCGTGCAGGGCAATGTGGAAAGCGCCCCGCCCAAGCACTTCCGCTCGGCCCTGGGCCAGTTGGTCAACTTCTTCTACACCCTTCAAGGCGAGGCGGCCGGAGCCCAGGCCGTCTCCAGCTTCGATACCCTCCTGGCCCCCTTCGTCCGCCACGACGGCCTCGGCTATAACGAGGTCAAGCAGGCCCTGCAGGAATTCGTCTTCAACATCAACATCCCCACCCGGGTGGGTTTTCAAACGCCCTTCACCAACATCACCCTGGATCTTGATGTGCCGCTCATCTTCAAAGATTCTCCGGTGGTCATCGGCGGCCGGGAACAGGAAGAGACCTATGGCCAGTATCAGGCCGAGATGGACCTGATCAACCAGGCCTTCGCCGAGGTCATGATGGCCGGTGACAGTAAGGGCCGGGTCTTCACCTTTCCCATTCCCACCTATAATATCGGCAGGGATTTCGACTGGGACAGCCCTCGCTTCGAGGCCATTTGGAAGATGACCGGTCGCTACGGCATCCCCTATTTCTCCAACTTCGTCAATTCCGACATGTCCCCGGAAGACGCCCGCTCCATGTGCTGCCGCCTGCGCCTGGATAATCGGGAACTGCGCAAACGGGGCGGCGGCCTCTTCGGGGCCAACCCCTTGACCGGCTCAGTCGGGGTGGTGACCATCAACCTGCCCCGCCTGGGTCACCTGTCCAAGACCGAAGAAGAATTCATGAGCCGCCTGGACCAGTTGCTCGACCTGGCCAAGGAAAGCCTGTGCATCAAGCGTAAGGAACTGGAACGCTTCACCGAGGGCGGCCTCTACCCCTACACCAACTTCTATTTGCGTAGCGTCAAAATGGCCACCGGCCGTTACTGGACCAATCACTTCTCCACCATCGGGGTGGTGGGCGGCAACGAGGCCTGCCAGAACCTCTTCGGCGAATCGATCTCCACTGAAAACGGCCGCAATTTCATGCTCCGGGTTCTGGGGCACATCCGGGAGCGCTTAACCGTCATCCAGGAGGAAACGGGCGACTTCTTCAACCTGGAAGCCACCCCGGCCGAGGGCACCTCCTATCGCCTGGCCAAGCTGGACCAGGCTCGCTACCCGCTCATCAAGTTCGCTAATACCGATCTGGGTGACCCCGAACGTACCCCCTACTACACCAACTCCAGCCATCTGCCGGTGGGCGAGACCGACGACATCTTCCGGGCTTTGGAGCTTCAGGACAATCTGCAGTGCTGCTACACCGGCGGCACGGTGCTCCATGCCTTTGTCGGCGAGGCCATTGAGGATATCCGCACCGTCCGCTCCCTGGTGCGCAAGATAACCGGCAACTTCCGGCTGCCCTATTTCACCATCACCCCCACCTTCAGCGTCTGCTCCAATCACGGCTATATCAGCGGCGAAGAACCGATCTGCCCCCAATGCCAGAACTCAACCGAGGTTTATTCGAGGGTGGTGGGTTATCTGCGGCCGGTCAGCCGTTGGAATGACGGCAAGCAGGAAGAATACGCCCAGCGCCGGACCTACAAGGTTCAGGCCCTGACCATGGTCCCGGCCGCCTCCAGAGCCGAGACGGCCTCGGCCGAAGAGTCCGAGTCCGAGGTCGGGTCATCCGAAAAGACCGGTCAGAGGAAGATCCGTTGCGCCTAGGAGGCTTGGTCAAAAACACGGCCATTGACTTTCCGGGCCTCTTGAGCGCGGCCGTGTTTACCCAGGGCTGCAATTTCGTCTGCCCTTATTGCCACAACCCCCATTTGGTGCGCCTCTTCGGTCAGCCGCTGGCCGAAGAGGAGGTTTTGGGATTTTTGCGTCATCGCCGTCCTTTACTGGACGGGGTGGTCATCAGCGGCGGCGAGCCGACCATCCAGCCTGACCTGGTCGATTTCTGCAAAAAGCTGCAAGGGATGGGTTACGCCGTCAAACTGGATACCAACGGCTCGGCCCCGGACCTGATAGCCGACCTCATTGAACGCAAGCTCATCAACTACCTGGCCCTGGATCTTAAAGCCGATCCTCAGGGCTATCCCCCGGATATAGCGCCCGTAGATCCCGGGCCGGCCATTGTGGAGACCATCAAAATTCTCAAGCGGACCGGCCTGCCCCATGAATACCGGACCACCGCCGCCGCCCCCTTCATCAGCCGGGCCAGCTTGGAAGCCATCGCCCGGGCGGCGGCCGGCTCGGCGCCTCTTTTCATCCAGGCTTATCGTCCGGGCGATGTCCTCAATCCCGAGTTCATGACCGCCCATCCCCAACCCTCGGCCGCCGATCTGGCCGCCTTCCAGGCCCTGGCCAACGCTTATCTGCCCACAGCCATCCGCCGCTAGCCCCGCAAAAAATTCTTGACATAAGCCAAGGACTTAGGCTATAATTCCTTCACATCGCTGGGGAATCGTCTAAGGGTAGGACTGCAGTCTCTGGATCTGCCTGTCGGGGTTCGAATCCCTGTTCCCCAGCCAAATTTTAAGAGACATATCCGGTAGTTAGCTGCCTTGGGTATGTCTCTTTTACGTTATCAGGATTCAATGCTTGATCAGCTATTTCATAGAGGCCCTTTTCTACTGTTGATTCTGTCACTATATAGCGGTCAATGGCCTTATTGGTAACATGACCAGACATGGTTTTAACATCCTCGAAGGTATGGCTTTCCCTCATGGTGGTTAAAAGCGAGTGTCTGGTGAAGCCGTAAAGATCAACGTCAAAGATATCATGCCGGGCACAAGCTCTTTTGAGGGCAGCCCAAATCATCTGTCGGCTGAAGCGCCCCCCGGCCTTGGTATGCCCCCGGCGACCATCATGTCTAAAAAAAGGCATTTGAGGATCAAAGGCAAATGGGAGGCGGTTAACAAGCCCCAGGTGTTTTCCAATGAGGGGGAAGGTTTTTGGTTCGCCTTCTTTAGTATCGCGGACAGTGACAATCCCAGTACTACGATCGATGTCTCCTTCATTTATTGATAGCATTTCGCTGGGACGTACCTTGCCATAGATACAGAGCCAGACCCTAAATGGTTCATGTTCTTTGATATCGCTGAGTATTAAAATCCTGGTAGCCGTATCGACAGTTTTGCGTCTGGCCATTTGGACTTTACCAATATCTGGCCAGTCTTCCATTTTCGAAATGCCATACCGCTTTGACACCCAGGCCCAGAAAGGTTTCAACGTCGTAAGAATATTATGTTTTGTTTTTGAGGACAGATCTAGTTTAGAAAAAAAGTCCTCGATCTGGGCGTAACGGATGGATTTAATATTAGCCTGGCCCCATTCGCGTTGGGCATGAGCCATGATAGCCTTGATTGATTGCCAACCGCCGGGCTTCATAGCGGGCCTTTTCAGATCTAACCATTCTTCGGCCAACCGGTCAAAGGCCAGCGGCTTGGATTTGACCTGATAATCCCTAGCGTCAAACTGCCCGGAGCCCTCCTGGTGCCGCAGGCCGATTAAAAATTGGTGGGCTTCTTTATAGTTGTCGAAACGTTTGGTTATTTGGCCATAACGTTCCACAAACTTTTGCGGGGACTGCTTGGAGTGATTTGGGCAAAACAGCCCCCGGGGCTCCATCGATTTGAACCGCGAACCGCAAATCGGGCACGTCTGATCGGAATGAATGCTTCCTTTCATGACTACCTCATATCGATAATATGATGTGCCCGTAGGTTTCAAGGGTAAACTCCACCCAGGGCCAGCCCCATTATGGGCGGCTGGCCGGGAAATTGCCAGACTTGTGGTTTTCGGTAAACTGTGGTGTGATTATAGATTTTGGCCAGCTTCGGCCATAATCCGGTCAGTTATGGCCCGATTCTCAATGAGCTTCCAGGCCTTTTTCTTGACCCGTTCCAGTCCTTTGGCCCCCCATCTATCGATAATGACGCTGTTAATCTTCGGCCAGTCAGGGAGGTCCATGCGATGGGTCTCGGACACAATGGCCATGGCGTAGGTCAGAGCTATTTGCTTTTGGGTCAGGCCCTGGGCGACTTCGTTAGTTATGACGTCGGTACAGCAGAACAAAAAACTTTGAAAGCTCATCTTGTCCCCTCCAATCTGCGGCGGCCGGCGACATATTCATCACAAAGTTCGTCCCACTGCCACAGCGGCAAAGGGGGCAACGATTCCTTGGCCTCGTATTCGATCAGGCGCTGATGGGTTAGAAATGACCTCAGTTCTTTCATGGCCAGTTCGCCGTATTCTTCCCAGGTATAGAGTTTTTCAGTCATTGGCGGGCTCCGGCGGCTGAGGAAGATAAGCCCAGCGGTCACCCCTACTTACACTCCAGTCTTTATCTGTGGATGCCCAGTACATGGCATGGTCGGAATCGATGTGCAGCAGACAGAGCGCGGCGACCGGTTCGCGATGCCCGCTGAGCACGACCATTACCCAGCGGCCGTGATCCGGCAGCGTTTCCTGAGACTGGTCATACATCACCCACCTGGCGGCCGCTGCCTGAACTTCGACTACTCTGTCAATCATCCGCACAAGAGCGCCTCCCTTATAGAGCAAGTCTGCCTCTATATTTTCCATATAAGCGATCCAAGCCAGGATTTCCGATTCGGCGACGGCCGGCCATTCACCAGCGGCAATGGCGTTTTTGATCTGCTCACGGCGTTCGTAGAAATTCATATTGCCCAACACCTTCCTCACATTTCCCCTTGACAAAAAGCTAAGGGCAGGGTTAACGTATCCGTAACGGTGCTAGAAACACCAAAACAGGCGGATACGCCAACCCGATAGCATTGGCTATCTTTTTGCCCATTTCCCATGGCGAGCGGGAAACTTTGGGTGAAATTTGCTATATGTTTGCCGGGTGTGGGCTGAATACAAAACCTTCGGGGAATAAAGTCCGCAGTACCTGTTGCTGTTTCTAGCGCCCGGCAATCTTCATTGGGAAGATGGCATTTACAGGCCCTAGAAAGGCCAACAGGAGCTGTCGTATGTCTAATCAACAGAATCACGCCGACCTCATCCCCGTCACTCAATCCACAATCAACAAATTCAAAACACTGACCGTCGATGGCCGAGAGCTTCATGCTTTTCTCGGTGTCGGACGGGATTTCTCTACTTGGATCAAAGACCGAATTAATGAATACGGTTTCATTGATGGAACTGATTTTGTAGTTTTCACCAAATCGGGGGAAAACCCCAATCTTGATTCCCCAAGATCGGGAATTCAAAAAGGTCGCGGCGGTCGCCCGACGACCACCTACACGCTGACCATCGACATGGCCAAAGAGCTGTCGATGGTGGAAAAGAACGAAAAGGGTCGCCAGGTCCGCCATTACTTCATTGAGTGCGAATATCGAGCCCGGGAGGTGGCCCAAACCCTTCCGGCCCCGGAGGCCAAGCCGATTGACCCGCCGAAGTTGAAACGCGGCCCTAAGCCGAAGGCCCCGCCCGCTCAGGACCCGGTGCAGGCTCAGATTGATGATCTGATCAGTGGGGTCAGGTTCCACAGACGGGAAATAGCCAGCAAAGAAAAGCAAATCTCGGACATCCTGATCGCCGACCGGCACCAAAATCGCCCCACTCGCTTTGAACCCGGACAGGACACAGCCGACCGAGTCTACCTGGATTTGGCCTGCGCCCATCGCGGCCTGTGGACGACCATCGACTTCAGCCTTCAGGCCGTCGAGTCTTCGATTCAGGCGATCCGGGCTGCCGCCCGGATGTAATTCCAGTCTGGTCATATCATTCCCCGCCCCTCTTCGGAGGGGCTTCTTGTTAGAACGGCATTTCATCCGCTGTCGGCTCGGGGCCGTAAGGGGCATCCGGGTCCAAAGGCATAAAGTTCTCCAGGTCATCGCCACAGCCAAGGCAAGTGACGCCATCGGCGTGTCGAGGTGGGCGCAGGCGACACAGGCTTTTACATCAGGGGGCTGTGGCAAATCTGCCACTGATTCGGGGTCCTTGGGCTGGGCTTCAGCATCAGCTTCGGGCTCATCGACGATCAGCCCAGCCTCCAAGGCATCCGTCGCCGGCTGTTCATTATCGACCGGCGGGACCGTAAGCCCATCAACTGGCCCGAACCCAGCCACGGCCCCGGGCGGGCCCGGCCCTGGCCCACGGCGGCTGAGTGCATTGACTGGTCCATCCCGGTCCCCTCCATTTTCGACCGTAAAAAGCCATTGGGCGAAAATACTCTCAAGCGGATCGCTGAAGGCCTGCGCCGGTATGTGATTGAGGCGGAGCAGCCTTTCATCGTGCCGGGTGATAAGGCCAACTGGTTGCTTCAGGCCAACACCGGCTTAATCGGCCGGGCGACGGACTGGCCGATGTCCACCATTTGCCAGAGCGGGAGCCATCAGCAACTGGCCAATGCCTCTTTGGTTCCTTTTCTCCAGCATGTTCAACATGGCGTGATGGGACGAACTGCGGCCACATTGCTTACTTACACCACTGGACATGCTCCATCGTCGCCAGGGCTCCCGATGTCAACTGTGACTGCGGTCAATAAACAGATGCTGGCGTCTGCCACACTGGTTCAAACTGGTTATGGGGAACGGACGGGATAGACCCCAAGGGTGCCAGGCTTGGGAAAACCGTTAGGAACTGTTGTAGCCGGTGGTGGTAAACATGCCCTGGTAGCAGCCTTTATGGCCAAGGCCAATCACACGGCCCCATATTACAATTGCTTCCGGGGACAGGGCCTGGACCGGCCGCTCCAGACCATCACGCGGTCGCATGGCTTAACGGCAAGAAGCTGAGCCAGAAGGCCCAGGTGGCGGCCATCGGCAATAGTGTGCCGCCGGCCTTTTCGGAAGCGGTGGTCAGGGCCAATAAGGCTGCCCTTGATTATCAGCCGGCGAAGGCGGCAACGCGGGGCGCGCCTTTGTTCGATGGGGCGAGGATCGGGGCAGCGAATTGACTACCGGCGGCCGACCATACCGCTGTTTGAGGGGTGAAGGGTGAGCGTAACCATACATCTTGACGACTTGATCGATCCCGACCAAAGAGATGACCTGGTTGAGAATCCGGACGGATGGTGCCAGGGTGGACACCACAGTTGTGAATATCGAACAGGGGAAATCATGACCCTGGATAGTTGCCATGAGTGTCTTAACTGTGTGCGGATTTGGGAACCTGTTGCCAAAAATGCAACAACTGAACCGTCCGGCAATATTTGATAGTTCAACCTGCAAGGATTCCTTGTAAGTTCGGAGTAAATTCAGAGGTATAAGGTGAACACTGATTTTCGTGTAAATGTGGACTTTTTTACCCACCACAAAACCCTGAAGCTCAAAAAGCGGCTGGGGGAGCTGGCGGTTCTGGCTCTCCTTCGGCTTTGGGCGTATGCGTCCAAGCATAAAGTTGACGGGGATCTGTCCGACATGACTTCGGAAGATATCGAATTGGCCGCCGACTGGGCAGGCGAAGACGGTGCCCTAGTCATGGCTCTCATTGAAGTTGGCTACGTCGATCAGGATGATGAGAGCCTAAAACTTCATGATTGGGCGGAACATAATCCCTGGGTGGTAGAAGCGGACGACCGTAGCGACAAAGCCAGATTCTCGCGTCTCTCGCAGGTCAACCCTACTGGATACAACAGGATGAAGGCGGCAGGGATCAACGCCATCTCTAAAGAGGACTATGATCGTCTGGCGACCGCCGGCGAATCATCGGCGATTATTGGCGACCGCCCGGCGACTGCCGGCGGCCCGCCGGCTCCTGCTCCTTCTCCAGAAGAGGAAGAGAAGAAAGAAGACCCCCCCCCCTTACCCCCCTCAAGGGGGGCGGGTGTGAACCAGGAGTCCCTGGAGGAAGATTTTCGGGCCTTCCGGAAATCCTACCCGAAAGAGGGCGGGGAGACCGCTGTTCGCCGGGAATATCTCAAACTACGAAAAAGGGGGGTTCCGCATGAAGACCTGCTGAAGGCCGTCGACCTGCACAAGGCCAGGGACCCAGCCTGGCAGAAGAATTTTCCGCAGTTTGTCACCGACCCGGCCAAGTGGCTCAAAGACGGCCTCTGGAAGCGAACCTTCCCGGAGCCCGGCACTTGCGGCCAGGGGCAGAGCGTAAAAAATTTATCCCCCCGCCGGAAAAGACGCCGGAAGAAAAGGCGGCGGAGAAGGAGGCGATGGACAAGGCATGGGCAGAAGCGCAAAAAAAACTGGGTTACAAGATCAAGCCGGGGCCGGCGGGGAGGGGCAATGACCTGGACACGTCGCTATCCCCAGGCTAAAGGCCGGCGCCCCAGTAACCGGGCCGTCGGCTATGAGGCCGACCGCATGAACAAGCTCGAGGCCAAATACGCCGCCCATCTGGAGCTCCTGCGCCAGGCCGGCAAGATCGTCTTCTGGCGCTTCGAGTCGGTCAAGTTCCGCCTGGCCAACCTCACCTGGTTCACCCCGGATTTTTATATCATGCGGCCGGATGGCTCGATTGAAATCCATGAGACCAAAGGGTTCATGGAGGATGATGCCAATGTCAAGATCAAGGCCGTGGCCGAGCAATTTCCTGAGCTTCTTTTCGTTCTGGTCCGGTGGGTCAAAGGTGAATGGGAATTTAAACGGTATCGCTGGAAGGAGGACAGCGACAAGTCGTGATACTCCGTGGCTGGAAAGAAATATGCCAGGCGGCCGGTGGCATGAGTGCCAAGTCCGCCCGGTGGCTGGTGCGCCATGAAGGCATGCCGGTTATTTTTCTGGCTGGCAGCCCCATGACCACCTCAGCCGCCCTGGTCGCCTGGTTGGAAAAGCGCTGCCAGGGCTCCATTGACAAATCCGGCTTGAAGTCATAATATAAATAAAAGGCCGAGGGCGCTTCTAACACCCCCGGCCGGTGGGACAAGTCCCCCTGATGTATTTCAATCCGAGGTTATGCCCCGTGGGAATGGCTAAGTTCCCACGGGGCAGTTTTCATTTAGCGCCGGTTAAGCCAGCGATCCACTACGACTGCAACCAGGACGCCGGCCACAAAGGCTGACGCGATGTCCACGAGGAACTGTGCCATAGGCATGGACCTCCCTTCCGGGAGACTTGCCCACCGTCATATTACATCTTCATACCTCTATTTTCAACCCGGCTTCGGCCGGTTTTTTTATGCCTGTTTCCCGAAAACCCGAACTTCCCAAAAACATGTCAAGAGAATAGTTAGTCCTTTTGGAGGCATTTGGAGGCATACGGAGGCATATGGGGGCCTACGGGGGACCGGCCGATTTCGATGCTATGCTTATTCCAGAACGGGACAGCATGGCATTTTTTATGGCAGTGATAGGAATATGCAACTATGACAATTATGACACCTAAAAAAGCCAAATTTCTAAAAGCCCTCTGCGAGTTCGGAAATGTGACTTTGGCGGCCAAAACGGCCGGGTTGCATCGGCAGAATCTCTACAAATTGCGGAGCGAAGATCCTGACTTCGCCCAGGCCTGGGCCGAAGCGGCCGAGATTGGTGTGGCCGCCCTCGAAGATGAAGCCCGCCGTCGGGCCTTTGAGGGTTGGGACGAACCTGTCTGGCACCAGGGCCAGCAGTGTGGTGTGGTCAGAAAGTATTCCGATACCCTGCTTATTTTTTTGCTGAAGGGGGGCATGCCTGAAAAGTATCGGGAAAATCAACGCATTGACCATACTTCCAGCGACGGGAGCATGACCCCGGCCGCTCCGGTGGCCTTGAATATCAGTTTTACCAACCAGGGCGCGGATGACGAATGTTCCGGCGATTGAATTTCACCACAAGTTTGAGCCGCTGTTTAAGCCCAAGCGCATCAAAGCCTATTACGGTGGCCGCGGCGGTTTAAAGTCCTGGAGCTTTGCCCGGGCCCTCTTGCTGATCGGGATAAGCCGGCCCATCCGGGTGGCCTGCACCCGGGAACTGCAAATCAGCATTAATGATTCGGTCCACAAACTCCTGACCGACCAGATTGACCAGCTCGGGCTGGGGTCGTTTTACCGGATCACTAAAAACCGCATCGAGGGCCATTTAGGCACAGAGTTTTTCTACAAGGGGCTGAGGCACAACCCCACCGAAATCAAATCTCTGGAAGGGGTGGACATTTGCTGGGTCGAAGAGGCCCAGAACGTCAGTAAGGAAAGCTGGGATATTTTAACTCCCACCATCCGGCGGCCGGGTTCGGAAATATGGATCAGCTTCAATCCCGGCAACCCTGATGATGAAACTTACCGGCGCTACGTGCTCAATCCTCCGCCTGACGCCCTGGTGGTCAAGGTCGGCTGGCAGGATAACCCCTGGCTGCCCGAGCCGCTGCGGAAAGAGATGGAGCATTGCCGGGCGACCGATTACGACGCCTATCTGCATATCTGGGACGGCCACCCGCTTATTATTTCGGAAGCCCAGATTTTCAAGGGCAAATATGTCATCGAGCCCTTTGAGACGCCTTCGGATGCTCGATTTTATCACGGAGCTGACTGGGGCTTCGCCACCGACCCCACCGCCATGGTCCGGGCCTTCATTCAGGATGACCAGTTGTTTATTGACCGGGAGGCCTACGGGGTGGGAGTCGAGATCGATGAGACCCCGGAACTTTTCGACAGTGTGGAAACGGCCCGGGAGTGGCCCGTCAAAGCCGACTGCTCCAGGCCGGAAACCATCAGTTATATGTCCCGGCAGGGATTCGACATTGCCAGGGCCAAAAAATGGGACGGCAGCATCAAAGATGGGATTGCTTATCTCAAGGGCTTTCGGCGCATCGTCATCCATCCTCGATGCAAACACATTGCCGATGAAATGCGGCTCTATTCGTACAAGGTCGACCGGATCACCCAAGAGGTCTTGCCGGTCATCGTCGACAAACATAATCACTGTGTGGACGCTTTGCGCTACGCCCTCGACGGTTATATCACCAACAAGGGCAGCCTCAACATCTCCGAAGACATTGACGACCTCGACTGGTGAATAGCATGGGCCATAAAAACCGAAAACAGCGCCGACAGAAGCATCAGCCCCAGGCCGGTGGCTCGCTGAATCTCGCGCCCGTCAATGATTATGATCTCGGCGACTTTTCCGGCCCGGATTGGAGCCAGCCGGTCGATATGTCGCTGGGGGAGGTCAGGGCGCGTTTCGGGCCCCCGGCGACCCTGGCCGGGCCCACCCCCGGCCAGGCGACCCATGCCTTGGATTCCGCCCTCAATGCCTGCGGTGGCTACAGCCTGATCCAACACGCTCTGGCCATGGGTCAGGGGGCTTTCGGCTCTCAGTTTATGGGCTATCCCGCCCTGTCCAGCCTGTCACAAAATGGGCTTATTTCCGCCTGCATCAACACTCTGGCCGACGACATGACCCGGTCCTGGGTAGGCTACAAGCGCGAAGGGCTCAATGACAATACTGTTGTGGATGAAGACGGCAACGGCGAAGACGACCGCCTGGAATTCATCAAAAAGGAAGACGCCCGGCTAAAGCTTCAGAATGTTTTTCATGAGGCCGCCCAGAAGGCCGCCCAGTTTGGCGGCTGTCTGATTTTCATCGACACCGGGGCCAATGATGACGAACTGGCCCTGCCGCTGACTTCTCACAGCATCGACTTGAAGAACAATGGCATTAAGCGTCTGGTACTGGTTGAACCCATCAACTGCTCACCCGGCACCGTCAATACTCTTGACCCGCTGAAGCCTGATTATTATGAGCCCGCGGACTGGTGGATTTTGACCCGGCGCGTCCATGCTTCGCGGCTGATCAAGGTCACGGGCGTTGAGCCGCCCCTTCTTTTGAAACCCGCCTACAACTTCCTGGGCATTCCTCATGCCCAGATCCTCTATGACTATGTGCTTCACTTCAATGAATGTCGTGTCGCGGCTCAACGCCTGTTGAAGAAGTTTTCCCTGACCATTTTCAAGACCAAGATGGGGGAAATTCTCTACCAGAACAGGGGCACAGAACAACTCCAGCGCCGGGTCAAGCTCTTCGTCAATAAGCGGTCCAACGATGGGGTTCAATGCATTGATGCCGAAACCGAGGACATGATCAAGCTGGAGACACCCCTGGGTGGCGTGGTCGATATCGTCCGTCAGGCCTTGGAATTCATTGTCGCCATTAACCGAACCCCGGAGGTCAAACTGTTGGGCATCTCTCCGTCCGGCTTCAACACCGGGGATAGCGACCTGAAGAACTATTACGACCACGTCAAAAGCCAGCAGGAGAAAATATTGCGCCAGGGCCATGAGCGGATTATCGAACTGACCCAGATTCATAAATTTGGCGAAGTGGATGATCTTCTTACTTTCGAGTACGACCCATTGAATGAAGAGGATAAAAAATTAGTCGCCGACACCCGCAAGGTCGAGGCCGACACCGACGCCGTTTACATCAATAGCGGGGTTCTCAGCCCGGAAGAGGTGCGCCGGAAACTGTCGCAAGACCCCGAAAGCGGTTATGAACTGCTGGAGACTGAGGATGTCGACGGGGAGGATGACGCGGCTTTCATGGCCGAGGTCGATAAGGTGATGAATGGCTGAGGTCAAACCCATTACCGCCCGGGCGATTCGGCCCAACGCCGGTCTTGAGGCTGCCTACCGGCGCAGACTGAAAAAGATGATGCGGGAGATGCACCAGTCGGTGCTCTACTGGCTAACCGCCGAATATCGCCGGCAGGAAGACCGCATTGTCATGGACGAATCTCCGGTTTCCGCCCTGACCAGTCGTATGGAAAAGTTATTCCGCCAATGGAGGCGACGCCTGGACGAGACGGCCGATGAGGTGGCCCGCTGGTACGTTGAGAATAATGTCAAATATTCTAAAACATCCCTGATGGCCGCCCTGAAAGAGGCCGGATTCACCGTAGAAATGGTTGACTCCCGGCATTTCAAAAATATCGTCCAGGCTGCTATCGGCCAAAACGTGAATCTAATCAAGTCTATTGGTGAGAATTATTACGCCAGGGTTCAAGGGGCGGTCATGCGTTCGGTCATGGCCGGCCGCGACCTAGGCAGTCTGGTCAAGGAGCTGAAGTCGGGCTACGGCATCACCGCACGCCGGGCTGAGCTTATCGCCCGGGACCAGACTCAAAAGGCTATGAACGCTTTGACACGCGCCCGCTATGAGGATATGGGCGTCACCCGGGCCATTTGGCGGCACAATGCCGGGGGCAGCAAAACTTACCGGGATTCACACGTGGACATGGACGGCCACGAATTCGATCTGGCCAAAGGTATGTGGGACCCTGCGGTTGGAAAATATATCCAACCCGGCGAACTGCCGTTCTGCAAATGCACCTATCGGGCCGTCCTGTCCGCTTTCGGGCGCGAGGGCACCAAAGAGGCCCCAGATTTTAAAAGGGCGGCCTGATGGATAGTAAGCTCGCCTTCGACGCCAAAAGCTCCCGCGTCATTGACGACAATGGGTTCATGCACGTCGGCCCGTCCAATCTGACCAAGGCTACGGTCAACCCGTATTACGGCCGAGAAATCCCCGGTTGGGAAGGGCACGGCCTGGACCCTGATCGCATTTATCACGGCTTGCGGGAAGCGGCCGAGCTTGAGGCCTCGCTGGCCACCTGGCGGGATTTACCCTTGCTCATTGAGCATGTGGTGGACAGCGCCGATAACCCACAGAAAACGGCCAGGGTGGGGCACGTCGGCTCGAACGTCGAGTGGGATGGCCAATATATCAAGGGGCCATTGACGATATGGGATCGGGCCGCCCAGGAGGCGGTTGAATCGGGCCAACTGCGTGAACTCTCCTGCTGTTATACCTATGATCCGGATTTTACCTCCGGCGTCTTCGAGGGCCAAAAATATGATTTTGTGATGCGCAACATCAAGGGCAATCATGTGGCCCTGGTTGAAGAAGGCCGGGCCGCCCGGACGTTTTCGTTGCCGACAGCAACATTTTTCAGCAAAGACAGAAAGGAATGAACATGGATCTGAAAGAAGCCGTCAAAACGATTCTGGCCGCTCTGGGATTCGGCGGCGTCGAAGGTGCTCCGCCGACCGGGGATAACGACCCCAGCCAGGCAGACCAGCCAGTGGTGAGTGATGAGGACGTCACCGCACTGTTGCCGGAGATGATCGCTCTGGTCGAGGGGGTGGAAGACCCGGAGAAGGCGGCCAAGATGAAAGCCGCCCTGGACCGGCTGAAACCTGCCGGTGCGTCCGATGAGGACCCGGATGAAGAAAACACCGCCGCCGATGAAGGCGAGACGGACAACAAGGCCGAAGAGATGCTGCCCGATGACGGCGAACAGAAGACAGCCATGGACCGCAAGCCGAAGCGAAAGAGCCCGGGCGGCAAGCCGCCGGCCTTCGATGAGGTCAAGGTGCGAGAGCAGGCCCGGGTCGAAACCGTGCGGCACTTCAAGGCCCTCAGCGCCGCCGCGCAATCCATGCGCCCGGTTCTGGGGGTGGTGGACGCCTTCGCTTATGATTCGGCGGCCGACATCTATGGCGCGGCCCTCAAACAAAACGGGGTCGACCTCAAAAAGTATCCCCGCGAATCCTGGCGCGGCATGGCCGAAATGCTGGTCGCGGGCAGCGCCGGCGCTTTAGCCCAGGACGCGGCCCTGCCGGCCGGCGAAGAAACCCACCCGGCCTTCAGCGGCATGATGGCCATCGGCGTGAAATAAGAAAGGAAAGCCAATGGGATTGCAAACCAAAGTTGAAACCGGGATGCCGGTGGCCGTCGAGGGCATGCGCTGCGGTCTGAACCTCACCGCCTACACCGCCGTGAACCTGACGGCCGATGAAGACGGCGTGACCGTCGGCCTTTTCGCCTGGCGTCACCCCGACGACAAGGCCCAGAACACGGCCACCGGAGCCGCCGAAGGCACCCCTCTGGGCGTGGTCGAGCGGATTATTGACTTCACCAACCGGGATATGACTTCCGAGGCGTCCATGCTGATCCCCAAGGGGCGGGTGGTCACCATCGGCGTCCGGGGTGATTACTGGGTGAGGACCACCACGGCGGCCAGCCTGGGCCAGGTGGTTTTCGTCAACACCGACGACGGCACCGTGGCCACCGACGCGCCCGGGGCCACCGTGACCGACCACGAGGAATCCGTCTGGAAGGTCGAAAGCATCGGCGCGGCCGGCGAACTCATCAAGATCAGCAACTGGAGGGCCTGATGACCAAATATTCCATTCCCACTTTTCGCGAGGCCGCCGCTCGGGGCTTCGTCTTCGACGGGGGCCGGTCCTGGATTCTGCGTGACCCTAACGGCCTGATCACCAATCTGCGCCAGTTGGCCGCCGACGCGGCCCTGGTGACCGCCCCCAGCTCGGGCGTCCCGGCTGAAATGCTGATGCTGGTGGATTCCGAGGTGATCAAGATTTTGACTGCGCCCCTGGCCGCCACTGAAATCTTTTCGGAAACCAAATATGGCGACTGGACCACCGACGTGGTCACCTGGCGCATTGCCGAAGAGGTCGGGGAGACCCAACCCTACAGCGATTACGGCAACGCCGGCATGGCCGACGCCAACAGCAACTGGCGGCGCAACGAGCAGTATATTTTTCAGACCAACATCACCTATGGCGACCGGGAAGTCGATGTGGCCAGCGCGGCCAAGATTAACCTGGTGGCTGAAAAACAGCAGGCCGCCGCATCCATCGTGGCCAGCGACAGCAACAAATTCTATCTGCGGGGCGTGGCCGGCCTGGAGATTTATGGGATTCTGAACGACCCCAACATCCCGGCCGCTCTGGTGGCTCCCAACGGTGCCGGCGGCACTCCGGAATGGCACACCAAGACGCCGCAGGAGATGCATAACGACATCCTGACCTGTTTTCGGGAACTGACCGTCAACAGTAACGGCCTCATCACCCCCAACACCCCGCTGAAGCTGGCGGTGTCCCCGGAATCCATGGCCGACATGGGTCAGGTCACCGACGATCTGTTCAACCTGTTGGACATGATCAAAAAGTATTTCGCCGATCTGACCATCGTCATTCTGCCTGAACTGGCCACCGTCGCCGGCAATAAAATGTATCTGATCGCGCCCGTGGTCATGGGCCAGAAGACGGCCACCCTGGGTTTCAGCGACAAATACCGGGCCGGCCGGGTCATCCCCGACGTTTCCAGCATGAAGCAGAAGGTCACCGCCACCACCTACGGGGCCATCATCAAAATGCCCTTTGCCATCGCCAGCATGACCGATATTTAAGGAGGTCTCCATTGTCCGACACCAACATTAAAAGCGCCGAAACGGTGACCGTCGCCCTAAATGACGTCAATGACCGCATTTACGTCCTGAAAGACGGCCGCCGTATCACCCTGAAATGCGGCGCCTCTCATCTGCGCGGGCAGAAAAGCGCGGCCCTGCCCAAGGGCGCTTACGGCCTGACCCGCATTGCCAAGGCTGATTGGGAGGAAATCGAAAAACACTATGGTCAGACCAAGGTTTTTAAAAACAATTTGATTTTCGCCTCTGTGACCGACGGCGCGGCCGGGGCCGAAGCCAATGAGAAAAAAGAACTGGTCCATGGCCTGGAAAGTGTGGACACGGAAAAGACGGCCACCAAGCCCGACAAAGAAGCGGCCAAGGCCAAAAAAGGCAAGGCGGAGGCGTAAACCCTATGGCGTCGGTGATCTTTGACATTGCTGAATTTAGGGCGGTTTATCCGCAGTTCACCGAGGAATTGTTCTCCGACGCCCTGCTTGAATTTGGTTTCCAGTCGGCGGTGGCCCTCCTGGGCAACAGCGATGCGGCTTCTGTTTTCCCATATGACCCGGACAAGGGCGTTTATGACCGCAAGATTGCCATTTATGCCTGGCTCTGCCACCAACTCACCCTGGCCCTGCAAGCCCGAAACGGCCAGTCCGGGCCGGTGGCTTCGGCCAGCGAGGGCAGCGTCAGCGTCAGTTTCGCCGTCCCGGCCGTCGACCAGGATTCATATTATCTGCAAACCCCGTGCGGTCAGTATTTTTTGCAACTGGTCGCCAAATACAGCGTCGGCGGGGTCTATGTCGGCCCCGACTGCGATTGCCATCCCTGGGGGTGAATCATGGGCATCACGGTCAACCTGACCGGCGGCAATAAGTTTGCTGCCGTCCTGGATAAGCTGGCCAAGCAGGCTGAAGTCAGCCTGAAAGTCGGCGTTCTGGAAGGGGCTACCGACCCCGCCGGCGAACTCATTGCCCCCAGGGCTTTTTACAATGAATTTGGAACGGTTGATGTCGAATCCCGCCCGGCCTTTCGCAGCACTATTGACGAAAAGGCCGGGGAATGGGCTCAAGGGCTGGAAGATTCTGTCCGGGGGCACATGGATGAACCAAGCATTCTGGCGCGGGCGTTCAACCAGTTGGGTCAGGTTATGGCCGAAGATATTCAGGATAAAATTGGCTCCGGCGTCGGCCCGGCGCTGGCTGAAACCACGGTCAAGGCCAAAACCCGCAAGGGACTGGCCGCGCCCGGTCTTCAGTTGGTGGAAGATGCCGACTATCAAAATTCCATCAACTTTGAGGTCGAAACCAAATGACCGGCCTGAACCTTCACGGCCTAGTCCGCCAAGCCATCACCGCCGTTCACCCAGACGAACTGGTGACCCTACACATGTCGTCCGGCCAGACCAACGTCAAGGGGAAGATCACGGCCGCCTATCATCCCCCGGTGCAGGTCATGGCCCAGGTTCAAAGCCTGAAGCCGTCGGAACTGGATCATTCCGGGTTGACCGGCCAGGCCGCCACGGTGCGCTATTTCTATTTTTATTCCGGCCCCTCCGCCGCCGAGAGCCCGAACGGCGTCTTTCGCCCCCTGGCCCGTACCGGCGACATGATCCAGCGGGCCGACGGTACCTGGTGGCTGGTAACCGCGCCGGATGAGGATTTCGCCCGGGTGGGCTGGGTGCGGGTCATCGGAACCTTGCAGGTCAAGTGACTTGAGCCGTGATCAGCCCGGTTTACGTCAACCCGGTCCCGGCCCTGGACCCGGCCAGCATCTATCAGGGCTGGCAAAACCGAAGCGCCCTGCCGGCCGGAAGCAACGAATACGCGGTCATCAGCGTTTTCCAGAGTACCCGGCGGGGCACCAATGTGGAAATCCTCATCAACACCGGGGCGGCCGACGATGAGCCGGAGACCTATCAGGCTCGGGCTTATTTCGAGACTCGGGTGCAGGTGGATCTGGTCAGTGATTCCGACTTGGGCCGGCAACGGGCCTTATGCCTGGAAGTGGCCGCCTGGTCAACCATTGGAGTCAACTTTTTTAAACCTTACAGCATTACCTGTCAGTTCGGCGACCCAGTGCAGGAGATTCCCCAGATTGACGAAGCCAATCAGTTCGTCCGTCGCTACATGACCAGCCTGCGCCTGGCCTATTGGGCCGGGGTGGATGTTGGTTCGGCCTGGATTGAGGTCCGGGCCGATGGCACCGGAATATTGTTAAACCCGGTGGAAGGTATAACCTCTCACCCTTCACAGGAGTAATCAATGACCATTCCCGCCTCGCATATTGTGAAGGTCGAACCCCGGGTCATCACCGGCGGCAGCAATGACCTGGAAATGAACGGGCTTGTCCTGTCGCGGAACCAGATCTTTCCCGCCGGGCCCATGGTGCTGGAATTCGGCAGCGCCAGTGCCGTCGGCAGTTATTTCGGCCTTGATTCCGATGAATACGCCGCCGCCGTGACCTATTTCGCCGGCTATGTCAACAAGTCCAGCGCGCCGCGTTCCTTTTTCGTGGCCCGGCGCATTGAGGAAGCCGCACCCGGCTGGCTGCGCTCCGCCCCTTATCAGAGAGCCCTGGTCACCCTTCAGGCGGTGACCGATGGGGCACTGGTCATTGAAATAGACGGCGTAGCCCATAGCCTCGACAACCTGAACTTCAGCACAGCCGGCAGTTTTTCCGATGTGGCCGTGATCATTCAGCAGGCCTTGCGGGTTGATGCCGGTGGGGTGACCGTAAACTATTCCAGCCTGAACCACGCCTTCACCATCACCAGCGGTACCGATGGGGCTGCGTCTTCGGTGGGCTTCGGCGAGAGCCCGGCCGTCGGGACCGACCTTTCGGAGTTTTTGAGCCTGACTGAGGCCAAAGGGGCCATCATCTCCCCGGGCTCCGACCCTTTGGATGTGGCCGAGCAGATGGCCGCCATCCGCAAGGTGACCGAGAATTGGGCCTGCTTCACTACGCTGTGGGAGGCCGATGTCGACGAGATCATGACCTGGGCGACCTGGGCCAATGATCATTACGGCTGGCTTTATGTGCCTTTCACCACCGACCCCAATACCCCGCTTCAGACCTCCACAGCCGATCCGGCCAGCACCCTGAAAGAAGCCGGGCTGGAGCACACGGCCATCGTCTACGGCTCCCTGGAATATGCCCTGTTCATTATGGGGGCGGTGGCCTCGATATCCTGGCTGCGGACCAACGGCACCATCACTTTGGCTTTTAAGCGCAGTGAAGGCCTGGCCGCCTATGTGACCGACGAAGGGGAAGCCGCCGCTTTGGAGGCCAAAAATTGCAATTACTTCGGCAATTTCAGCACCCGCAATGCCGAATTTGTCTTTCTCTACTCTGGTTGCCTCAGTGCCGGTGACTACAATTTCATCGACCCTTACATCAATTCCATCTGGCTCAACAACCGCCTTCAGGTGGCCCTGCTGGACGGGCTGAGCCGGGCCGGGCGGGTGCCTTACAACGAACGCGGCTACACCATGATTCGGGCCTGGATGCAGGACCCGGTCAACCAGGGCCTGGCCAACGGCACCATAGAAACCGGCATTGTGCTTTCTGAGGCCCAGAAGACCGAGCTATACAACGAAGCCGGCCGGGACATTTCCACCGACCTGGCCATCAATGGCTATTACCTTCAGGTGCTTGACCCCGGAGCCGCTGTCCGGGCCAGGCGGGAAAGCCCGGTGGTCAATTTCTTTTACACCTACGGAGGGGCGGTCCATCGCATTGAAGTCGCCTCCACCGCCGTTCTGTAAGGAGTCTGTCCATGAGCAACTTAGACATCACTTCGGCCAACTCCGAATCCATTTTAACGGTGGAGGGGCTTTTTCCGGCCGGCATTGTTCTCCAGGGCTACGGCACCGATGCCGGTGTGGCTCTGGACAACCTGGATCTGGTCGAAACCCGCATGGGCCTCGATGGCTTTATGGCGGCGGGGGTGACCCCGAATATTTTCGCCATCAACATCGCCCTGGAACCCAACTCCCCCAGCGTCACGCCCCTGGGGCAGATTTGGACGGCCATGACCACCGCCAAGCGCATTTACGAATGTACCCTGGTGATCACGGTGCCCAGCGTGGGTCGGGTTTTCACCTTTATCCGGGGCGTGATGAAATCCGGGGTGCCGTTCTCCAACATCAACCGCATCCTGGCGACCATGACTTATGGCTTCAACTTTGAAAACATGAAGGTCACCGAAATTTGAGGGAATCATGAGAAAAGAATCAACTATTTTTTTGGAAGACGGCGGCAACAAACTGGAGTTCAAGATCATGGCCATGCCGGCCACCAAAGGGCATGAGTTCCTGGTGCGGGCCCTTTTGCTTCTGGGCTCGTCCGGGGCTGATTACAGCGGGGAGGCCAGTCTCGAGGGCGCGGCCGGCTATCTCAACAGCCAGGGCCTGAAAGCCCTGAGCCGAATTGATTTTGAACAGGCCAAACCCCTGTTGGGCGATCTCTTGTCCTGCTGCACCCGGGTCAATCGGGAATCTGGCGGAGTGGTCATGCAGAAGCTCGACAGCCCGGGCACCATTGATTCCATCATCAGCGACCCCCGCACGATATTCCAGCTTCAGGTGGAGGCCTTCAAGGTAAATTTTGGTTTTTTCGGCCAGGGGGGAGAAGAGAAGTCCGACTCCCCCGAGGTGCTGAATATGGGCAAGCCGGGCAAGGTCGCGGGCTGATTCCCACACCCAACGTCCCGGCACTGGTGGCCATAGTCGTCGGGGCCGGACTGGCGACTATGCATGAACTGGATACCGTTTACGATTATGAGGGCTTGCTCAACCTGGCGGAGATAGCCACTGTTCGGAATTACAACGAATGGGTGGCGGGCAATGGAGACAAATAATGGCCGTTATTGATAGCCTTTATGTCGCTTTCGGGGTTGACAAGAAAAAGCTCGAATCCGGGCTCATGAGCGTGGACGGGCTGGTCAAAAAAAGTGTCAACACGCTCAAGGGTTATTTGGCCCCTCTGGCCGGGGTGGCCGAGGGCATGGACAGGGCCCAGTTCGCCGGGATGGCCAAAAAGCTGGGGCTGGACCACGGCACCATCATGCTCTTGCAGCAGGGGAAGAAGGCGACCGAGGAACTGGTGGCCGCCGGGAAGGGTCTGGCCTATACCAAAGAAGATGCCGAAGTGGCCGCCGCCTACAACGACGCCATGCAGGACCTGGGCAAGAGCTTTAAAAGCGTGGCCGCCATTCTGCTTCAGGTCGCGGTGCCGGCGGTTACTTTTATTGCTGAGAAACTGGGCTCATTTTTCAAATTCCTTCGTGAGCATGGGCCGTTCATCAAGATACTTTTCGGTATGATTGCCGGGGTTATCACCGCCGTATTGGTTCCGGCTTTTGTCTCTTTAGCCGCGGCCATCCTGGCTAACCCTTTGACCTGGCTAATTGGGGCGGCGGTGGCCCTGGCCCTGGTGTTGGACGATCTCTGGGTCTATCTCAACGGCGGCGAATCAGCTTTCGCCGGTCTGTGGGCTGAAATAGGGCTTGGCGAACACACTCTGAAACAAATTGAAGGTGTATTTTCTGACTTAAAAGCGGCCGGAACGATGGTATGGGAAAGCCTAAAAGACGCTGCGGCTAAGTACATTGAATACTTTGGAGGGACCGTACAACCCGCTCTTGACCTTCTCAAAGCTATTCTCATTGGCATTGGGGCTGTTCTATAGTCGAAGCTAATTAAAAGCATGGCATAAAGCGTCCTGAAAGGTGCGGAAGTTATGCATGTGTAAGCGGAGCCTTCTTTTAACATTAGCCCATAATTTT